TAGAGAATACTTATGCTAGAGAACAAAAAACTCTTAAATCTAACAGTTCTTTAGATTCTTTACTATCGAGTACCACTCCTTTTAACAGCTCTGAAATGGAGTACGGTCCTTCAGTAACTACGGAAAACATAAATTATACTAATTATTCCTACGCAAATGAACCTGTAATTGACATGGATGGTAAAGTAGTATTACCCTCATCAGAAGGGGGTAGTCTTATGAGTAAACTACTTTCTAGAAATTATACACCTGTATTGAAAAAAGCAGAAAAAATAAAATAATGGCTAGAATAATATACAAGGCATATCCACCTGATACTAAATTAGATAAAGCAGTTGGTATTTTATTACCTTTTAATAGAAATACATTTGTTAAGAGTGCTTTAGAGGCGTACAACAAAAAACCCTCAAGAGATGTAGGGGCTTTCCAATTATCTTATACTACCGAAGATCAAGCAATTAGTAATTTGATAAATTTACTAATGACTAGAAAAAGTGAGCGGTATATGCAACCTAATTTCGGTACCATACTTAGAGATTTTGTTTTTGAGCAAAACAGTTCGTTCAATAGAGGTTTTTTAGAATCTTCGCTAGAGGAAGATATAGGATTTTGGCTCCCTTACATAGTTCTTAAAGATTTAAGTGTAGGTATCGGAGGTAATCAAAACTACGGGTATTCAGAACAAGAAAATTCAGTTAATGTGAGAATAACATTTTCCGTTACAGAAAGAGGAGCCAATAGGGCAATAATAATCTATAATTCGGGTAATGATTTAGCCGCTGAAATACTATAAAAATGAGTAAAAGAAGTAATTTAATTAGTAAGGACGTAAAATATGTAAATAAAGATTTCGGAGAATTCAGACAATCTTTAATAGATTTTTCTAGAAATTACTTTCCTGATACATATAATGATTTTAATGAAGCATCTCCGGGTATGATGTTTATAGAACTAGCTTCTTATGTAGGAGATGTTCTATCATTTTACACCGATATTCAGTTAAGAGAATCTTTATTATCTACTGTACAAGAAAAGATTAATTTATATAATATTGCTAATTCTTTAGGATTTAAGCCGTCTTTAATTACAGGAGCTTCAGCAGATTTAGATATATACCAGATAGTTCCTTCTACAGGAAATGGGCCTAACAACAAACCTGATTTTAAATACGCTTTATCGATAGATTCAAATTTAGTAGCTACAAGCGGGGAAAATGTCACATTCAGAACAATTGAATCTGTTGATTTTAGATATAGTTCCTCCTTAGATCCTACCGAAATATCTGTTTATTCTATTGATAATGCAGGAGAAGTTGAAAATTATCTATTTAGGAAAAAAGTAAAAGCAGTATCTGGGACTATTTTATCAAGACAATTTAGTTTTGCATCACCTAAACCTTACGATAAAATTACTTTACCCGAAACCAACGTTCTTGAAATACTAAGTATAACAGATTCAGATGGAAATAAATGGTATGAAGTACCTTACTTAGCTCAAGACACCATACCCATTCCTGTACAAAATTTACCACATAATGACCAAAATTTATCCCAATACAGAGACTCGGCACCTTATCTATTAACTTATTTACAAACAGAAAGAAGATTTGTAACTAGGCTTAGATTAGACGATAGAACTGAAATACAATTTGGAGGTGGCGTTAGTAGTGAAGTCGATGAAGAAATTGTACCTAATCCTTTTAACGTAGGGTCTGGATTAAATTATTTTGAAAGAGTTGTTGATATAAGTATATCCCCCGAAAATTTCTTATATACAAAAACTTACGGTTCAGCCCCTTCTAACACTACTCTTACAGTTCAGTATACTATTGGAGGTGGCATCCCTGATAACGTATCTGCAAACTCCATAACGACTATATCATCAATAAACATACTAACCCCTTTAGGTGCCTTAGACCCTACTTTATATAATACATCTGTAGGCTCTCTTGTCATAAACAACCCGGAACCTGCTAGAGGGGGTATATCAGATAAGCCAATAGAAACTCTAAGAGAAGAAGCTATAAATCACTTTGCCTCTCAAAACAGAGCAGTAACAAAAGATGACTACATGGTCAGATGCTATACTCTACCGCCTAAATTTGGAGCAGTAGCCAAAGCTCATATTGAAAGAGATGCGCAAACTAGAGCTTTCGGAACTTTCGATTTTATCCCAAATCCACTATCACTTAATTTGTATTTATTAGGATACGATAATAATAAAAACTTTACTCCTTTAAATATGGCAGTAAAGATGAATCTTAAAAATTATCTATTACAATACAGAATGTTAACAGATGCTATAAACATACGAGATGCTTTTATCATAAACATAGCCGTAAGTTTTGAAATATTAACATCGCCTACATATAATTCAAATGAAGTTCTTTTACAATGCCTATCTAATCTCAGAGATTATTTTTCTAATGATAAAATGCAGATAGGTCAACCTATTTATATAAGTGAGGTTATGTGTTTAATCAAAGATGTACAGGGAGTGAAAAATATACTAGCATTTGATATACATAATAAATACAAGGAGGATGAAGGATATTCCGGTAATTACTATGATATAGCTACGGCAACTAGAAACAATATTTTATATCCCGCATTAGATCCTTCGATTTTTGAAGTTAAATATAAGAACAGAGACATATTAGGAAGAGTAGTAAATCTAACATAAAATGCAGTATTCAGTATATCCAATAAGAGATGCCACTATATATGAAGGAAAACCGGATTTAAATTCAGGTTTAGATTCAATAATAGAGTTAGAAAAAATATCTCATAATGTTGCAGATGCTAGTGATATTTACTATAATTACAATTATAATTCTAGGATATTGCTTCAAATAGATTCTATCGAAATAAATAAGTTAATTCAAAATGGAACTATAGGAAGGTCAAGCAAATATTATTTAAATTTATTTTCTGCACAAGCTGATAATTTAGCCTTATCTTACTCTTTATACGCATATCCTGTTAGTGAATCTTGGAGTCAAGGAAAAGGTTATTATAATTCTTCTCCTCAAATAAAAGATGGAGTTTCGTGGACTTATAGAAATGGCTCTTTTGGTATGACAGGTAAACAGTGGACTTCCGGTTCATTTGTTGCAGGAACTACCGGTTCATACGTAACACAAAAAGGAGGTGGCACTTGGTATTATCAAAGTGGTTACGTTGCATCTCAATCTTTTGACCAAGAAAGTCCAGATGTGAGAATGGACATTACTAACATTGTTCATAAATGGATTTCAGGTTCTATTCCCAATAATGGCCTCATCATAAAAAGAAGTGATATTGATGAGAAAAGTTGCGATGTGATGGGATCTGTAAAATTTTTCAGCAGGGAAACTCATACTATATTCATCCCAAGATTAGACATTGTATGGAATGATGCAGACTTCTCAGGAACATCATCATTTGCTCAAGTACCAAACGAAGATTTCATTCTACATTTCAAAAATAAAAAAGCATCTTATTACCCAACAGATAAAACAAAGTTTAGATTCTTAGTAAGAGATAGAATCCCAGTTAAAACATATTCTACATCCTCAAATTACATTTCAAGTAAAAGATTACCAACATCTTCTTATTATGCAATACAAGATGAACAAACATCTATGTATGTTGTTCCATTTGATGATAGGAATGTAATAAGTTGTGACAATAAAGGAAATTATTTTAAAGTAGATTTTAATACATTTCTTCCAAATAGATATTATAAAGTTCTAATTAAAGTGAAGATGGATGGAGGAGACATTGAAAAAACAATTGATGATTCTATATATTTTAAAGTTAGTAAATAGTGGAAGAAAATAATATCATAAATATACATAGATTATCAGATCCAAATAATAGAAGATCAGGCCCTAACTTATCTACTGGAGAATATACCTATTTAAATGGAGACATCTATAAAGGTCAATATCATGTGGATGAGTATGGAAAATACATGTCTGGAAGATTTACTACAGAAGAATCTAAAGAATTAATAAAAATTGGAGATGCATTAGATGTAAATAATAAATTAGAAATATCTCTTCCCGTCCCAAAAAATGAAATTAATACATCTAGCGAAAAGGACGACTACGTAAATTATAAGATTGTTAGAAGATATGAAGGAAATGTAGAAAAAGTCATATTTGGAACAATAAAAGAAAGAGTACCTGAAATAGAAGGACAAAATAAAAACAGATATTCCACAGAAGATATAAACAAAGCAAATAAACCAAAATTAAAAGTAAATCTTAAGGGGATAAAATACGTGCCCATAAGTTATAAACTACAAGGAACTACTTTGTCTGTAGATCCGGGATACTATTTTATTAGGCCTGAAAAAGTTATTGTTTCTGACTTCATACTCTCTAAAATAATTGATGCAAATTTTAATTATTTCATTGGAGATAATAATCAAGCATTAACAGATATCTCGGTATGT